TCAGAATTGCAGCGTGACGGACGCAGGCGTGCCGCGGCCGAGGCGGTTCGAAAGCTGGTAAATGCGAAGCGAGAGCGTCTGGCCGAGCCCAAGCGGCGCGCCCCAGTCCGCTGTCTGCTGGGCGGCGGTGTAGAGGACGGAGGTCGTGCTGCTGGACAGCGTGCGCTTGACCGTGGCTCCGTCAAGGATCCGGACGTCATACCCCTCGATGTCTTCGCCTAGCGGCACCTCGACCTGTTCCCAGGCATCGGACACCAGCGCCCGGGATCGGCGCGTCCAGCGGATGGTCAGATCGCCGGGGCTGCGCGCCGTGCGCCAGGGCTGATCGACATGGACCGGGGCGAAGGGAACGAGGCCGAGACCGGTCGGCGTGAAGCCCAGCGCGGCATAGCTGTCATCCGTGACAGAACGCGCGGCCGGGCCAACCCGCCAGTTCCAAGGCAAGCCAAGGTCAGCCTCGGCGATGGGCAGCGAGGCCAGCGTCGTATCCAGCACCACGACCCGCGCTCCGGCCGGTGCCGGGTTGCCCATGGCATGTTCCGTTCCGCGCTGGCCACGAAGCAGACGGGTCAGGCGGTAGCGGCCGGGGGCGATCAATTCGGCCGCGCCCGCCTGGACGATCTCCCATTGGCCAGCGGCGGCCTCAATGGCCAGTGCATTCGCCCCGCCGAACAAGGCGACGTCCGTCACGCTTTCCAGCGTCCCAGACAGCAGATCGACCACCAGCGCGTTGCCGAGATCGAAGCGCGAGGTCGGCCCCGGAAAGAAATCGAAGGCCAGCGTGCCGATCCGCGCCCGACTGCCAAAGGTGGTCAGCAACGAGAACCCGTCCGTCGAGGCGCTGCGGAAGACGGCGATCTCGCCCGGCCAGGGGCTGGCATGGGCGGCGATCAGGGGGCGGTGGGCGGGCTGGTCCTCGGTGATCTGCGGAAGGTCCAGCATCACCACTTCGGGCGTGCCGAAGACGACGGGGCTGGAGAGCGAGGCGGGACGTGGATCACCGGGCGGGAGATCATAGGCGGCCCGGTCCTGGCGGACAGCCTCGATCCCGCGCGCCTCGGCATCTGCGACCGAGACGAGACGGAATTCCACCTCGCGTCCGTCATGGGCGAGCCGGATCACGTCGGCTGGGTCCAGCGCCAAACGCGAGGGCGGCAGACGGAAGGCCGCGGTCTCGCGCCCCACCCACGCCTCCATCAACGCGCGACGGCAGCGGCGCTCGGCCTCCTCGGGTGGCACAGCCATCGGGAAGGACTCCGAGGCGATCCGCGTCGTGTCCACCGTTATGCGCCGCGCCTCGACGAGGGCCGCGTCGTAATCCTCGTCGGCGCGGGCGACCTGCCACTTCAGCGCCTGCGGCAGTTCGGTCTCCTGGCCGCGCGTCAGTTCCAGCACGTCGCCTTCACGACCGGCCACCAGATCGTCGGGCGCGAGGGTGGCGACGGACGCCCGCCCGCGCATGACGAACCGGATAACGCCCTCGGTCTCCACCGCGTCGAAGCCGAAATGCCGCGACAGTGTGGTGATCGAGGCGCGCGGGCTTTCCAGCGCGGTGATGGCGTAACCCTCGACCGCACCCCAGAGGCCGGAGACGTCGACCCGGGACTCGGGCAGCCCGGCGCGCAGGCAGAGGTGCCGGACCAGTGCGGCCAGCGACACCGCGCCGAGACGCCCGGTCAGCCAATGCCCAAGCCGCCAGTTCGCGCCGTCCGTCCAGACGTCGGTCAGCGCCGGAAAGAACGGATAGGGCCGCGCGTCCCAGGTCCAGGCGGCGCATTCGGGGACGTGCACCATCCGGCCGCCGTAGACCGAGGACAGCAGGTTGTTCGCGGCCTCGCCCCACCAGAGATATGTCGCCTCGAGATAGGCCCGCTGGATCGCGTCATCGCGCCAGCCCCGCGAGAAATGTGGCGTGAAGCTCTCCGACGACTTCGGATCGAAGAAGACGTTCGGCTGGTTGGTGCCCCGGTCGATGGCGGGACAGCCGAGCTCGGTGAACCAGATCGGCTTCGACTCCGGCGCCCATGCCGTCGGCGTGCCGCTCTCCACCCCGCCTGGGCGGTTGTAGTGCGCGTTCGACCACCAGGCGCGCAGATCCTTGTAGCGGAAGACCCACGGCTTGCCCGCAGCACCGTCGGTGATCGGGGTGCGGATCTGTGCCGACCGGTCGGCGGCCGAGGCGTAGAACCAGTCGAAGCCCTCGCCGCCTGCAATGTTGGCCTGAAGGTATCCCCGGTCTTGGATCGCGGGCCAGCCTTGCAGGGCATCAGCGTGTTCGAACCCGTCGCGCCAGTCGGAGAGCGGCATGTAGTTGTCGATGCCGATGAAATCGATGTTGGCATCCGACCAGAGCGGGTCGAGGTGGAAGAACACGTCCCCTGTTCCATCGCCCGGCTGGTGGCCGAAATACTCCGACCAGTCGGAGGCGTAGCCTACTTTGGTGCCCGGCCCGAGGATCGACTTCACGTCCGCCGCCAGCGCCTTGAAAGCGGTGACGGCCGGATAGGCGCTGGCGCTGGAGCGGATGGTGGTCAGCCCGCGCATCTCGCTGCCAATCAGGAAGGCGTCGACACCGCCCGCCACTGCGCAGAGATGGGCGTAGTGCAGGATCATCCGTCGCAGGCCCCAGTCGCCCGAGGGGCCTGTCCAGCTCACGTTGTCGCCCGACACCGCGAACTGTGCCGGGGTAGCCGCGCCGAAGAAGCTGGAGACCTGCGTCGCTGCAGCGGCGGTCTTGTCGGCCGTCCCGGTATAGCCCGCCGCAGGCGAACAGGTGATCCGCCCGCGCCATGGAAATGACGGCTGTTCCGGCGTGGCGGCGTTGTTGGAATAGGGGTTCGGCAGGGTGTTCCCCGGCGGCACATCCATCAGCAGGAAGGGATAGAAGGTGACCCGCAGCCCGCGCGCCTTCATCTCTCGGATGGCCTGCACCACCGCGAAATCTGCAGGCGTGCCGCCATAGACCGGGCGGTCCTCGGCATCCCGGCTGACGAGATGCGCATTCGCCCGCGCCACGCCGTTGACGGTCCAGACCTTGGGACTGGTGACCTTGGTCGCGACCTCGACGCCCGGCTTGATCGTGCAATTGCCCGCGCGCAGGTCATTGCCAAACCAGGCGACGACCAGGCTGACACTCTCGACGGCCGGAGCCATGGCCTGCAGACGGTCCAGCGCCACGACGATATCGGCCTCGTCGGGCAGCGCGTTCAGGTTCTCGGCCGAGGTCGTGCCGCCGGTGGTCTGGCCGAAGACTGTCGTCGTGGCGCCGACCGTCTTGCGCACGGCTTCGGTCGCATAGGTGAACTCGCCCGAGGCGGGGATCATCGTCACTGCCTTGACCAGCCCCTCGGCCGTGTCGGGATCCGCGAGCGGGCGGAAGACCTCGAACGACAACTGCGGCAGGCGGTTGCCATAGGTGGAAAGCGCCAGTTCCTCGAAGACGACATAGGCGGTGCCGCGGTAGCCGGGCGTATTGGCCGCCCCCATCTTTGCCGAAATGAATGGGTCGGGCGTCTGGGTCTCGTTCCCAGGATACCAGCGCCATGTGATGCTGGTCATGTCGAGGGGCTTGCCGTCGGCCCAGATGCGGCCGATGCCGGTGATCGGGCCCTCGCACAAGGCGACCGCGAAACTGGCATAGTACAGATACTCGGTCGTCTGCACCCGGCCGCCACCCCCGCCCTTGCCGCCGCCTTGCGTGGTGGTCTTCGTCTCCTCGCGGAAGTCGGTCGCCCAGATGATGTTGCCACCGATGCGCATGCGGCCGTAGAGGCGCGGGATGATGGTGCCCTCGGTCGCCGAGGTGATCCGCAAGCTGTCGAGGCGCTGACTCTCGATCTTCTGCGAGGGCGCCAGCGAGGACACGATCCAGCTGTCGACCACCGAGCCGATGGTGGAGCCGATGAAGCCACCGATGGCGGCACCGGAGAAACCAAGGATCGCACCGCCAAAGGCCCCGCCGATGGCGGAGCCGACGGCGCCGAGGACAAGCGTGGCCATGGGAAAACTCAGCGTGCGGGGAACAGGAAGGCGAAGGCGATCTTGCGCGCCCAAGTGGGTGTCAGCGGTTCCTCGATCACGCCGAGGCGTTCGTAGGCGTGAAGGAAGGTGTCGGGGCCGGTGAGGATCCCGACATGCTTGGCGATGGCGCGCGGCATCATCCGGAACAGGGTCAGCGCACCGGGTGGGGCCTTGGATGGATCAAGTTCCGGCATCATCCGTCGCGCCCCATCGGCCAGCACCTCGCGCGGGCCGGTCTCGCCCCAATCTCGGCTATAGGGCGGGATCGGGAACGGCTCAGGCCCGACGACCTCGCGCCAGACGCCGCGCGCGAGGCCGAGGCAGTCGCAGCCGACCCCGCGGAGACTCGCCTGGTCGTGATAGGGCGTGCCGAGCCAGGACCGCGCGGCGGCGATCACGCGGGCAGGATCGGCGGTGGCGATTGGCGATGTCACAGCACCGCCCCCTCGTGGCCGCCATCCTTGGTGGCGTAGCGCAGCCCGTTCGGCGGGCAGACAGTCCCCCGGACTGTCTGCTTGTCCGCCTCACCCTGACCCGGAATGTGCGTCACAACACAGCGCCTTCATGGCCACCGTCCTTGGTGGCGTAGCGCAGCACCGCGTCCTGACCCGGGATATGCGGAAAGCCGCGGAAATTCGCGACATTGGCGAACTTCGCGCTGCAGGTCGCGATCCGCTTGTCGCAGCCTGCGCGGACCACGAAAGCATCCGTCGTCATGATCGCGCGCACCGGCGCTTCCAGCAGGGTCAGGATCGCCATCCCGTCGACGAGGTCATGCGACAGCACCTCGACCCGCCGCCCGGCATTCGCGCCGGTCGACCATTCGACAAGGCCGAAGGCGAACCAGCCCGTTGCGAAGCTGGCGAGGCCGCTGGCGGTGAAAGCCCGGTCGCGCAGCACATCGATGACCGCGCCGGTGCCCTTGAAGGCCGGGGCCTCGAGGTTCACCCCGCAGCGCGCATCGCCCAGCGCGGCATCGCAACTGGCCTGAAACGTCCGCCCGACCGTCTGGCCAAGGACATGAGCCAGCGAACGGACCTCGGCCACGAAGGCAAGCCGCCCGCGCCGGATCTGGCCGATGGCCCCACGGCGCAAAAGCACGCGCTGCGCCGGGGCTGACCAGTTTACGCGCCAGACCTCGACCGACGCATTGTCCCAGCGGCCGTCGAGGATGTCGGTCTCGGTGATCCGGTCCGACGACAGCACGCCTTGCGCGTCTTGCGCATCGACCGAGAGGTCAGAGCCAGACCGCACCTCGGAGGCCGTCAGACCGCTTTCCGGTTCGAATTCGGTGCCGTCGAACGACAGGGTCCGGTCGTGGTCGGTGAAGCCGAAGGTCATCCCATCGGCACGGGTGATGCGCCAGCACCAGGCGAGGGTCGTCGTGCCCTCGTCGAGGTGGGCTTGCAGCGCGGGCGAGAGGGACTTCATGGCCGGTCTCCCCGCGCCGCTGCCGCACATAGAGCGACGATCAGGATGCCAATCGCTCCGCCCACGACCATGCCTGCGAGAAACTCAATCATCGCCACGGAATCCGCGTTCGAGGCGGTCGCGCAGGCCGATCAGGCCGAGGCCGAGCGCGATCAGCGCGGCAGGCGATGCGTCGCCGGAGCCTGCCAGCGTCGCCACGAGGCGGGCGAGGTCGGCCAGCGTGCCGGTGGCGGGCAGCGCGAGGGAGGCGGCGCCGGTCGCGAAGGCGAGCAGCCCCGCCCACCAGGTGAGCGAGGTCGGACGAATGTAGCGCATGGGATCAGACCCTCCGGATCAGGGTGGTGAAGAGGCCGACCAGCTGTGCGAGCCAGCCGGGCGGGGTGTCGGGCTGCGGCGGCGCTTTGGGCCTCGGAGCGGTTGGCGGCCGGATCAGGTCCAGCGCCTCGGCCTCGGTCAGGCGGCGAACGGGGCGCGAGAAGTCGACACGGCCCCCGCGGTCCACGGCCCAGACCGGGATCGTCCCGCCGGGATAGCGGCCGTGGCGGAACAGGTCGCGCTCAGCCTCGCGGCGCAGGAGGATCGATGCCGGCCGCCGCCAGTTCAGAAACGCGTCGGCGGCTGCAACGCGATTACCCGCGTTGAGCGCCTTCGTGAGCGTGGCCCTGGCGATGGCGCCGGTGTTGTAGTGAAACGAGACCAGCGCATCGAACTCGTGCGGTTCCAGCGGCACCTTCACCGCGCGGCGCACCTCGGCCTCGTAGGCGGCGAGGTCGGTGCGGAAGAGCCGGAAGGCCTCGCGGATCCCCGCCTCCAGATCGGCGGGCATGCCGCGCGCCATGGCCGCCGGATCGGGCGACCCGGCGGCGGCCGTGTGGCCGATGCCGAAGGTCCAGACCTGTTTCACATCCGTGTAGGGTCCGGGCACGATTCCTTCGTGCCGGACGAGGGCCAGAAGGCCCCGGTCTGTCATGTGCATGGGATTACCTGAGGAGCGAGAGGACGAGGATCAACACCGCGATGGCGAGGCCGATGCGCAGGCGGTGGGAGAAAGTCTGTCCGGGATCGCCCGGCTCGCAGCGAAGGGCGCGCGCGCGGCGGAGAAAGTCATTCATCGTCGGCCCCTCCCTTCGCGCCACGCAGCCGGGCGAGGACGAGTTCGATGAAGGCGGGGCCGAACACGCCGACGAGATAGGCGGCCGACCCTGCCGCCCCTCCTGCCGGGATCGCTTCGGTGGGCAGGCCGAGCCAGGCGGTCACGAGCGCCATGGAGAGACTTCCCATTCCGGCCGCGATAAGGCCGCCAAGCAGGATGTGGCGCAGCGCATCGCGCAGCCGCATCTTGGTGGTCAGCGCGTTTGTGGCCCCGCCGAGCGCCCCCCAGGCGGCGAGGATCACGGCGGTCGATGCCGCGAGTTCGCGCAGCACCGCCGCAACGAAGCTGCCGGTGTCGTTCATCGCCGGATCTCCAGAAGCGGAATGGAGGTGATCGAGCCGAGCCGCTCGAGGTCGAGCGTCACGTCGAGCGCGTCGGTGTCGAAGCGGACCGGCACGTCGAACTCGAAGCCCGCGGTGATCGCGACGCCCGCGCCCGGCGCGGCGCCGAAGGTGACGACGCCGGTCGCGGTGTCGACGGACCAACCCGAGGGCTGCTCGACCCAGCCGAGCGCGATGCGCACACTGCCCGCCACCGGCTTGGCGATGGCGCGCGTCCAGGATTGCGCGCCCGAGGCGTAACGCTTCACCAGCTGGAAGGCGGTCGTCGCGCCGTCGCCGGTGCCGATCGACTGATCGGTTTGCGATGGCGTGCCAGAGGGTAGACAGGACTTGTGGTCACCCCAGTCCTTGAAGCGGAAACCGTGCAGGCGCCCGTTGCGCGCCTCGAAGAAGGCGACGACCGCCGCCAGATCGTCGGCGCGGCGGATGCCGTAGGCGACATCGTAGCGCCGACGGGAGTTCGCCCAGCTGGCGTTCCTCTGCTCATCGCCGGAGGCGAGCTCGACGATCTGCGTGCGCCGCTCGGGTCCGCCGCGCGCGCCGCGGCTGATATTGTCGGGAAACCTGACCTCGTGAAACGCCATCACATGCCCCTCCGCCCGAGCGAGACCGCACGGGCGATGTCCGCCGCGACTTGCGTGCGGGACTGGCGGAAGCTTTCGGCGTCGCGTGCCATGATGGTGACGTTGACGCCGCCGCCGGTGCCGTAGTTTTGCGCCTCGCG